GAAAAATTGGTATAGGAGAGAGTGCACCTCTAGCAACCTTACACATTAAACAAGGCGATAGTGGTTTAAGTTCACTTAATGCTGCAGCACATCATTTATTTTTAGAAGATACTGGTTCTAACGGACCGGGTATTACTTTTGCTTCTGGTACAAGTTCAAATTGTACTTTGGCATTTGGTGATTCTGATTCTAACTATGTAGGTTTTATTCTTTATGATAATTCAGAAGATGCTTTCAAAATAGGAACAAACGCTGGTGGTGAAGATATGCGTATTGATTCATCAGGTCGTGTCGGCATAAACAGAACCCCTGCTATATCTAACTCAAAACTAGAAGTAGGTGGAGCAGATAACGTACCTCTTATAAATGTTGAGGCTAGTGGAGCAACAGGAGGTATAGGTATTGGCAGCAGCCACCTAAAGTTTTATTATGGTACTACAGAACACATGGCCATCGATGGTAATGGTTGGATAAGATTAAATGGGGGTAATGCTCAACAATATAGTGATAACCAAAGAACTTATTCAGGAAATGAAAATATTACCTTTTCTAGCTCAAGTTCTGCCCAAACCTGGACTTCAAGTTATTATCAACCTTATCAAAAATTTAATTTTGCAGGATTACATTTTGGTTATAGTGGTAATGGAGCTATATCACAACACTTTTACATAACTTTAATGAATCACTATTCAGGTTTAAGTATTAATACTCAACATTCAGCTTCAGGCGGTAATGGTAGTAGTTATCATACAATATCATTTACAAGTGGTGGGGCTTATAATACAAGAACTTTAAAAGTTGTTTGTACGCCTGCAAGTGGACAAAACGCAGCAAATACTTCAGGTACGATATATTATGGAACCTGTATATAGGAGAAAATTATGGCAGCAAGTTGGAAAAGTATAGATAAAATACAATCAGGAAACAAAACTATACAGGTCAAAGCTCTCAGGATAGATACAAACTCAAAAGATGTTGAATTTTTTAGAGAGGTAGTTATTTTTGTTGGAATTCCTGAACAAGAAGATGTGTATAATATGAATGAAACAGAGCTACAAACTTATGTAGAAAATCATGTTGATATGTCAGAACTTGATATAGGCATAGCAACGGAAGACGAACCACCTGAATCAGAATATTTAAAAGAATAAAGATATATAAATAGAATAAAGGATATTAAATATGGCAGCACCAAATAGTAAATCAACATTAATAGATTATTGTTTAAGGCAGTTAGGTGCGCCTGTGATCGAAATAAATGTTGACGACGATCAAGTTGATGATAGGATAGACGAAGCTCTACAATTCTATCAAAACTACCATATGGATGGTATTGAAAGAATGTTCTTAAAACATAAAGTAACTAACTCTGAACTTAGATTTGCATCCAATGCAACAGGAACATTCCAAGTTGGAGAAACAATTACAGGTGGAACATCTGGTGCTAAAGCAGTTATTAAATCTATTCCAAGTAATTCTAAAGTAAGATATAATGTATTAGTTGACGATGCAGTTCCATTTCAAGGAGGAGAAACAGTCACAGGTGGTTCTTCTTCTGCAACAGGAACAATAGCTTCTTCTAATGGTATTACAAAAGGTGATATAGAAAATAGATTTATCCCTATCAATAATTTAGTACAAAATGTTGTAAGAGTTATACCTATTCGCGATTCAGTTTCTACAAGTGATATGTTTGATGTTAGATACCAAATGCATTTAAATGATATTTACGCTTTAGGATTTATGGGTAGTTTAGCCGAATATGTTATGAGTATGCAATATTTAGACCTATTGGATAATATAATAGATAGTGACGACAAACAAATTAATTTTGATATGCATAAAAACCAATTAGATATTTTTATGCACTGGAATGAAGAAGTAGACGTTGATGATTTTTTAGTTGTAGAATGTTATAGGATTTTAGATCCAGATACATATACAGATGTTTATAACGATTACTTTTTAAAAAAATATGCAACAGCATTAATTAAAAGGCAATGGGGACAAAACCTGTTAAAATTCGAAGGAATGCAAATGCCAGGCGGAGTTACATTTAACGGGCGACAACTCTATGATGATGCTATAGTAGAACTTGAACAATTAACTGAAGAAGCTCGATTAAATTGGGAGCAGCCAGTCGACTTTTATACAGGATAAATCATGCCAAGATCAGTTTTCTTTTCTCAGGCAGTTAAATCAGAACAAACTCTTTACGAAGATCTGGTTATAGAAAGCCTAAAAATATTTGGACAGGATGTATATTACATTCCGCGTACTTTAGTAAATAGAGATAATGTACTAAATGAAGATCCAGCATCTAAGTTCGATGATGCATATTTAATAGAAGCTTATTTAGAAAACATAGATGGTTTTGAAGGCCAAGGGGATTTATTCTCTAAGTTTGGTTTAGAAATTAGAGACGAAGCAACATTCGTAATCTCTAGAAGACAATGGGAAAAAAGTATTGGTATATTTTCAAGTGATATAACAAACCCAAGACCACAAGAAGGTGATGTTATATTCCTTCCAATGACAAACTCTTTCTTTGAAATATCTTATGTGGAAGATGATTCTCCATTCTATCAATTATCTAACTTACCAGTTTATAGAATGCAATGTTCTTTATTCGAATATGCGGACGAAGACTTCGATACAGGTATAGAATCTATAGACGACAAAACAGGTGCAAGCGCTTATTCAGTTACGCTAGATTTAGCCATTACAGGTGGGAATCATATGGAAGTGGGTGAATATGTAAAGCAAGCAGTTGGAACCACAGCAACTGGTACTGATATAATTGTTAGAGGAGAAGTAATAGATAGAACTAAATCATCAGATACTATATCACAAATTTCAGTTGGATATATAGAAGTTACAAATAGCGATGGTAAAGTAAAAGAATTTATAGCTTCTAATTCTATTCCGTTAGTAGGAGAAACATCTGGATTTACATCTTATATTACCAAAGTATATGGATTAACAGATACAACACAAACATTCGACACAGATGGCGGAGCGCAGAATGTAGACTTTGAAACCTTTGCAGATGGATTTATTGACTTTAGTGAAACTAATCCATTTGGTGATCCATCGGAGACATTCTAATGTTTGGTACCCATTTCTATCACGCAACAATGAGAAAATCAGTAGCAGTGTTTGGAACACTGTTTAATGATATATCTATTGCAAGAAAAAAGGCTGACGGATCTCTTATTAATCAAGTACGAGTACCTTTAGCATATGGACCGAAACAAAAATTCCTTGCAAGATTAGATCAAGAGACAGGTTTCGATGCTCCAATGGCAATTAAACTTCCTCGTATGGCTTTTGAAATAACATCTTTAGAATTAGATACAATACAAAAAGGACAAAAAAGAAATAAGATAGTAGAAAAACACGGATCAGATGTAACAAAAAGAAAAACAATTCAGAACTATACAGCATATAATATTGGAATGCAATTAAATATTCTTGCAAAAAACCAAGATGATGGATTACAAATCATAGAACAAATACTTCCATATTTCCAACCAGAATACACATTAACAATTAAACCAGTATCTGGGTTTGATTTAAAACAAGATGTTCCAGTTATATTAACTGGGGTATCAATTGATGACCAATACGAAGGAAGTTTTGAAGAAAGAAGAGTACTAATATACACATTGGACTTTCAGATGAAAATGAAGTTCTATGGTCCAACTGTAGATCAAAATGTAATACGTGAAGTTAATCTTGACTTTGAAGATAAACAAACAGGTGAATTCTTCGAAGGATTAAATTATACTGTTAGAACATCAGATACTTCACAATCGGATATGGTCGTTACCGTATCTTATGATGAAAACCAATTTGTAGTTGGTGGAGGAACATTCCAATATGAGGTTATTGTTCAAGCAGTAGGGGTAACGCAAACAGTTGCAAATGCAGTATCTAATTCCACATCTGTTCAATTAGATAATACCGCATCACTACAGCTGGGTCATATCGTAAGTGGAACAGGAATAAGTGGAAGCCCACAAATATCCGCTATTAATACCCCAACTAATATTACTTTAACCACGGCACAAAGTATTGCC